AAAATAGTTTGTATAACGTATATTATTATAATTATTTAAGTAATATATACAATATAAAATCAAGGAAATATACTTTTAAATGCCAGTTCCCAATTAGCCTGCTAACTAAATTAAGGTTGAATGATAGGGTAATTATACGTGATACAAGATATTTAATTGATAATATGAATTTTGATTTAACAAGTGGTGAAGTTAATTTAACACTAATAAACGATTTTAGAATACTATGATAAAAGAAATATTAAACCTGTTAATGTTAGACAAACATTACGCACAAAGTGAAACTATAGAAATAGCCAAAGGTAAATACGAATTACCAAACAGTTGGACAAAAGGATTTAATCAAATTAAAAGAGAAATAAAATGGCTGAAGTAAAAACAGTAGAACTAAAAATAACCACTAACATTCCTGATGCTTCTAAAAAAGTAAATGAATTAAAAGAAAGTTTAAAAGGTGTAAAAACTGAAGCAGGTAGTTTAAATGAAGAAGTAACTAAAAGTTCTAAATTAGGTGAAGTATTTGGTCAATTAAAACAAGGTGCTGAATCATTAATTCCTGGACTAAAAGGGGCAGAAGGCGCTGCTTCAGGATTAGGAAAACAATTTTTAGCTTTAGTAGCTAACCCTATTGGGTTAATTATTACAGGTATTGTAGTTGGTTTAAAATTCCTTTATGAAGCATTCCAAAGTTCAATTGCAGGTGGTAAAGAATTAAAAGCAATATTTGCTGCAGTTGAAGGGGTAGGTAACCAAGTAAAAGATGCTATTTTCGGATTAGGTCGTGCTTTAATAAATGTAACTTCTGCTGCTTATAAGTTTATTACTTTAGATTTCAAAGGTGCTGCAGAATCAATGAAGAAAGCAAATAAAGAAGCTTCTACATCATTTGGTCAACTTGGTAATGCTATTGATGGTACTACAGCTAAAATTATTTATAATTTAACAAAGCAGCAACAAGCAGTAGACAAGGCAAGAAAACAACAAGCCGTTGTTCAATCTGAGACCAACAAATTATTGGTTCAATCCCGTGAAATATTAACAGATGAAACCGCTTCTATTAATGAAAAGAAAAAAGCATTAGCTGAAGTAACAAAAGCAGAAACCGCTTCAAGTAAAGAAAAAGTTAGAATTGCTGCTGAAGATTTAAGAATAGCAAAAGAAAGAGCGAAAGCATTAGGTGGAGAAGCAGAAAAAAAATCAAAGCAGGAATTAAGGGATTTAACTATTGCATTGAATGAAGCAGAAACTGAAAATGCAATGACAGGAATCAAGTTGAATAAGCAAAGAAAGATGCTTAATAGACAAGAAACTGCTGATGCAAAAGCTGCTGCTGATGAAAGAATTGCAAAAAGAAAAGAAGAAGCTGAAGCAAGAAAAGTACTTGATAAAGAACAAGAAGAACGTGATGCTGCTAAAAACAAACTGCAACGTGACCAATCTGAAAAGGCAAGACAAGATTTAGAAGATATAGAAAAGTTAGACAGGGAAATAAAAAAGAAAAACCTTGATGCTACCAAAACAGATAACCAGTTAAAAGTTGAAGCTGAAAATGCTGAATATGAAAGAAAAAAAGCTTTATTAATTTCAGCTAATTTATCTACTGAAGAATTAGATAAACTTCATAAAGAAAATTTAAATAAATTAGAATTAGAATACTTTGCAAAAGAATCTGATAATGCAGTAGCAAGAACTAAAACTGAAGCAGAAAATACTGCTGCAAGAAAAAAATTAGCTGAAGAAGAATATGCGTTTAAAATAGGCCAAGCAAAAGAAGCTTCTGCAGTTATGGGTCAACTTTCTGAATTAGCAGGTAAAGACACAATAGCAGGAAAAGCTTTAGGAATTGCAAGCGCTACAGTTAACACTTACGTTGGTGTTACTGAAGCATTGAAACAGAAATCTACATTACCTTCACCTTTTGACGTAGTTGCTAAAGTAGCAAACGTTGCAACCGTATTGGCTACAGGTTTTAAAGCGGTTAAGGCTATTACTGCTGTAAAAATTCCAGGAGGCGGTGGTGGCGGTGCTGCGCCTACGCCTATTTCTGTTAGTGGTGGTGCTGTTGCTGCTGCTCCAAGTTTTAATGTAGTTGGTACAAGTGGGCAAAACCAAATAGCGCAAAGTTTAGGTAATCAAGCTCCTGTTAAAGCTTATGTAGTATCAGGCGATGTAACAACTGCACAAAGTTTAGATAGAAATATTGTAAAGACTGCATCATTAGGTAATTAACAAAAACCAAATAATTTAATTTATAAATAAAAATAAAATGCGAATAGTAGAATTAATAATAGACGAAAAAGAAGACTTAAGTGGTGTAGAAGCTATTTCAGTTGTAGAATTTCCTGCAATAGAAGAAAACTTTATAGCACTTAACCAACAATTACAATTAGCTAAAGTAGATGATGAAAAGCGCATTTTAATGGGTGCTGCTTTAATTCCAAATAAGAATATTTATAGACGCAATGGTGATGATGAATATTACATTTTCTTTTCAGATGCTACAGTAAAAAAGGCAAGTGAATTATTCTTAATGAATAGCAACCAAAACAACGCTACATTAGAACACCAAAAAAAGATAAATGATTTATCAGTTGTAGAATCTTGGATTGTTGAAGATACTGAAATGGACAAGTCTAAAAAATATGGTTTAAATGCACCTGTAGGAACTTGGATGGTTAGTATGAAAGTAAACAATGATACTATTTGGAATGACTTTGTTAAAACTGGTAAAGTAAAAGGCTTTAGCATTGAAGGTTATTTTGCTGATAAATTAGAAATGAGTTTACAGTTAGAAAAAGAACAAGAACTTATACAAAAAATAAAAGATATAATTTTAAAAGACCAAAAAAAAAGATTGATTTAGAATCATATACAGACTACCCAAAACAAGCTACTGAAAATGCTAAAATAGCTTTGCGTTATGCTGAAGAAAATGGTTGGGGTAGTTGTGGTACTGCAGTAGGTAAAGCAAGAGCAAATCAATTAGCAAACCGTGAACCAATTAGCGAAGATACTATTGCAAGAATGGCAAGCTTTGAAAGACAAAGACAAAATTCTGACAGGGAACTTGGTGATGGTTGCGGCCGTTTAATGTGGTTAGCTTGGGGGGGTGATGCTGGTGTTGAATGGGCTCAAAGAAAATTAAAATCTATAAGAAGTAAATAATTGTTAAATATAATAAATAAAATAATGGGAAAAACAACAAGTCCAAAGGGCGGTAACAGGGGTTGTCTTGGTAAAGACGGGAAGTACGATGTTAAAAATTGTGATGGCGAATTACAATCACAAGGAATTGGCAGTACAGTTCAACAAGGTGGTGCAACTATTACAGTAATTGATGGTGTAAAAACTATTGTTAGAAGTAACGGTTAAAACCCTAATTTATAACAAATAAAAATAAAATTATTAATAAACAAATTAAATATTTTAAAAATGAGTGTAATTAACGAAATCAAAACTCTTTTGGGTATGGAAGTAAACCTTGCTCAAATGAAACTTGAGAACGGTACGGTTATAGAAGCTGAAGCTTTTGAACCTGAAATGGCTGTTTTTATAGTTAACGAGGAAGATAGAATTGCAGTTCCTGTTGGCGAATACGTTTTAGAAGATGGTAACATCTTAAAAGTAGACGTTGAAGGAATTATTGCAGCTATTGAAATGCCTGAAGAAGAAATGCCAGCTAATGAAGAAGAAGTTGCTTCACCTGCTGAAGAAGAGGTTGTTGTTGAAGCTGCTGCTGAAGCTACACCTAAAAAGATTGTTGAATCAATCACTAAAGAAATGTTCTTTTCTGAAATTGAAAAATTAAGAAATGAAATTGCTGAATTGAAAGGTGTTAAACTTTCTGCTGACGAAGAAGATAAAACTGATGAGGATTTAAAATCTAAAGAAGTTGAACTAAGTGTTGAACCATTAACACATTCTCCAGAAGTTAAAAGCCCACAAGTTCAAAAATTTGCATCTAACCGCCCTATGACAACTCAAGATAGAGTTATGGCGAAACTTTTTAATTAATAATAAACTAAATAAATAAAAATGGCGACTACTACAAGTATCACTACATCTTATGCAGGAGAATTTGCTTCAAAATATATCTCTGCTGCTTTATTATCTGCTTCTACTATTGAAAATGGTGGAATTGAGGTAATGCCTAATGTTAAATACAAATCTGTAATCCAAAAAATTGCTACTGATGCTATCGTAAAAGATGCAACTTGTGATTTTTCTGCTACATCTACTGTAACATTAAGCGAAAGAATTATCACTCCTGAGGAATTCCAAGTGAACCTACAGTTGTGTAAAAAAGACTTCCATTCAACTTGGGAAGCGATTTCAATGGGTTATTCTGCTTTTGATTCATTGCCTTCAAGCTTTGCTGATTTCTTAATTTCTCACGTTGCTGCTAAAGTTGCTGAAAAAACAGAACAAAACATCTGGAGAGGTGCTACTGCTAATGCAGGTGAATTCAACGGGTTTGCTGCTTTATTAGCTGCTGATGCTGCTTTGCCAACTGCCCAAGAAGTTGCAGGTACTACAGTTACTGCTTCTAACGTTGTTGCTGAATTAGGAAAAGTTGTTGATGCTATCCCTGCTGCACTTTACGGAAAAGAAGATTTGTACTTATACGTTTCTCAAAATATCGCTCGTGCTTACGTTCGTGCTTTAGGTGGATTTGGTGCTTCAGGATTAGGTGCTAATGGTACAAACGCTCAAGGAACACAATGGTTTAACAATGGTTCATTATCTTTTGATGGTGTTAAAATCTTTGTTGCAAACGGATTAGCTGCTAACACCGCTATCGCTGCTCAAAAATCTAACTTATTCTTTGGAACTGGTTTGTTATCTGACCAAAACGAAGTACAAGTAATTGATATGTCTCCAGTTGATGGATCACAAAACGTTAGAATTGTAATGCGTTTTACTGCTGCAGTTCAATACGGAATTGTAGAAGATATCGTAACTTACGGAATCACAAACTCTGCTAATTAAAAATTAGCTTTTTAAATTAAGAAGGGGAGGTAAAATGCCTTCCCTTCTTTTTTATTAACTTTTAAAAATATATATAGATGGCTTGTGAAATTTCATTAGGTAGAATTGAACCTTGTAAGGATTCAAACGGTGGATTAAAAGCGGTTTACTTTGTAAACTGGGGAGATATGACAGGTGTAACTTTTGACGCTACTAATACAGATGCTATTAGTGCGGTTTTAGGAACTCCAAGTGCATATAAATATGACTTGAAAGGTAATAGTTCATTTGAACAAGCTATTACATCTTCAAGAGAAAATGGAACTACATATTTTGAACAAACTTTGAACTTAACTTTAAAGAAACTTTCAGTTGTAGACCACAAACAAATTAAATTATTAGCTTACGGACGCCCACAAGTTGTAGTTGAAGACAACAATGGAAACTTATTCCTTTGTGGTTTAGAACACGGAATGGATGTATCAGGTGGTACAATCGTAACTGGCGCTGCTATGGGTGATTTGTCAGGATATACTTTGACATTAACAGGCCAAGAGCAAATGCCTGCAAACTTCTTGACTACTACTTTAACATCTGCTGGTTTTACTGTAGTTTCAGGTTCATAATTGTTTGTTTTTTTGATTGGAAAAGGGGTGGCTTCGGCTGCCCTTTTTTTGTTTTAAATAACAATAACTGTATAGATTTATTATTAAATAAAAAATATAATGATAATCTTAAAAGAACAAGAAGCTGCACAAGTTTTAAAATTCATACCACGTAGTTATGGAGCAGATACTATTGTATTAAGAAACGAAACTACTAACGAAGTACAGACTATTTCTGCATCATTTGCTTTAGATAAATATTATTTGACAACCACTACTGCTTTTGATTTATTACAAAATACATTTTATAATTTAACTATTAAGAATGGTGCTGAAGTAGTTTATAAAGATAAAGTGTTTTGCACTAATCAAAATATAGTTAACTATACAGTCAACAAAGATGAATATGTAGCACACGCTACAAATAACGATTTTATAATTTATGAGTAATATATCAATTGTAAATTTAAGTGCTTATACAAGCCCTGTAATTCAAGAAAACAAAAAGAACGATTTTATAGAATACGGAAGAGATAATAATTACTTTCAGTATTTAATAGACAGGTATCTATATTCAGCTACAAATAACGCTATTATAACTGGTGTAACCAATATGATTTACGGAAAAGGCATTGATGCCTTAGATTCTAATAAAAAGCCTAATGAATACGCTCAGATGCGCAGCATTATTAAAGGCGATATGTTAAAGAAAGTAGCCTTAGAAAGAAAGATGCTTGGAATGGCTGCGATGCAGGTAGTAATGGAAAAAGGTAAAGTTAAAACCTTAGATCATTTTCCTATGCACACCTTAAGGGCTGAAAAATGCAACGACAAGGGCGAAATTGAAGCTTGGTACTATTACCCTGACTGGGCAAAAAAGAAGCCTTCAGAGGCCGCAAAACGTATTCCTGCTTTTGGCTTTGGCAATGGTAATGAAGTTGAAATATATGTTATTAAACCATACGTTTCAGGTTTTCATTATTATACACCTATTGACTATAGTGGTGCTTTGCCTTATTCTGTTTTAGAAGAAGAAATTAGCGACTATTTAATTAACGATGTACAAAATGGCTTTAGCGGTACAAAAGTAATCAACTTTAATAACGGTATTCCAACCGAAGAAATGCGTGACAAAATTAAACGTGACGTATTAAATAAATTAACAGGTTCAAGAGGCGAAAAAGTAATTGTAGCTTTTAATGCTAATGCAGAATCTAAAACTACAGTTGAAGATATTCCTTTAAATGATGCACCTGCGCATTACGATTATTTATCTAAAGAATGTTTTGAAAAGTTAATTGTAGGGCATAGGGTTACAAGCCCGATGTTATTAGGTATCCGTGAAACTGGTGGTGGGTTAAGTAACAACGCAGATGAAATTAAAA